AGACCCCATTAGTTGAATGACGCTACCGTTCTTAAGGTGAATGCGCATCTCCTGCTCACTCTTCTTTTCAACTATCTCCTTGGGGAAGTAGTCAATAAACTTCTTACCCTCACCTGTCATACCATTCCAGACAATACGTCTGGCTTGGTTAGCGTACGGTAAAACGTACCAGTACGTCCCTACACGCTGTAGAGCTTTAATCGCAGTGATGTTGACACAAGTCAAATCCTTACCAGCACGACGGTGCCATGCAACGACCGCACGTAGCGACCGCTTCTTCTGAGACATGTACTTCAGTAGGCTGAGCTGATATGGTCTCGGCTCCCACCCCTGTGCAGGTATTCTAACACTCATTCACTTCGTGGTCATCCTCTTCATCATCCCATTCCCACTCGTCATCCTCGTTCATGGGTGTAGCACCACCTGAAACATAGACATCGTGGTAGCGCGTCGCATTCTTTAGAAGCGACTGGGCTGCGTAGGGGTCGTTGAATCTAAGGTCGTAGATCATCGGATCTTCGTCTGTAGACGCAATTATAACGTAGTTGCGGCAGTGCTCTCCTAGGATAGCCTGCGCATCTTGGATTGGGTTATTGCTCATTCTTGTCTTCGTCACTTATAAACTCATCGTAATCTCCGTCGTTGTCAATCACCTCTGCGTCTACAATCTCATTTAGCTGTGCCTTGGTCACTGCGCTATAGTCCACGGTCATGATCTTCATCTCGCCCGTGATGTTCTGCTGGACATCTACGCTCTTCAGCTTCGGTTGCGTGTAACTCGCAAGCTCTTTCCAAATTGCTATCCTCTCTTTTACGGGAACCTCCTCGTCCGCCGTGAAGCTCATCAGCTCCTCGATGGGGTTGATGCCGCGCTCAGCGAACATTGCGAGCAGCGCCTTACGCTGCTGGGCGGGTGTCGGTGCCTTGCTCATCATGTCTAGGAATTGCTCCTTGACTGATAGCTGCTTCTCGACCTTAGCTAGTTCTTTCTGGGCTACCTTCATGTCTTCTTCTGCTTTCATGCGCTTACGATGGCACCTGCTTCGTTTAGCATTCTGCTGTTTGATTACCTGCTTTGGCTTGCTCCCAGAAGCATACGTTCGTTTATCTGTAACTTTAACGGAGTTTTCGTCCACCTCATACATATGAATCCTCACATCCGCCGTGTCAAGTGTGAATCGCCGTGGTACACTTGGTACACCTGTGGTACACTTTTTTCGGGGGGGTGTACCCAATTCTATTATATGATTATTAAGGACTTACAGAATGTGGTACACAAGGTACACTTTTTTCAGGAGAGTTTACTTTATTTTTTTTATGTCTAGAAAAAGTGTACCTTCTGTTCCATATTACGTAAGTCGTTGATAAAGCTACAGACTTATAACTCACAAAAGTTTTCAAAAAGTGTACCCTAGGTGTACCAAGTGTACCACAATTGCCATATCCCTAGGGTGTATACCCTACAAATTCCCTAAAAATTGAAAATTGGATGCGCAGGTAGGGACTCCTATGGCTCGCCGTTTCGAAGTTCCCCCATGACCCCCGAGTCAATTTACCCTGATCCAGGGTCGGGGCTTCTCGTAGTACGCGATCAACAGACACAATCACCATGCACCTACAGTCCACCGACCCTTGCCCAAACTCACCGTGACGGGATAAGGTCTTGGTGCTTAGTAGCTTACATCCGCAGAATAACCGCAACCACGAAATCAGCCTACTTCGACACCCTATCGAGACAACGGAGCCCAAAACACCACCCCGAAAAAGGCAGGGGGCTGTTGCCAACCCTCCAACCGTAGGGCTTATCCGACTATGAAGGACTCGCTGACCGTTCTGACCCAAACGATGGTCTCAACTGTGACTCGTTGCCCTTGCTCTTGAAGGCACTAGCGTCCCACAGCACAGTAAAACGCCATCCGAGTAGCGGAGGTCTAACGCGTGTCTTCAAGGAGCTGGCTGACGGCAGGACATTACTGTCTCATGCTGATGGGTGAGCAGAGGTGCGGCTTTGGTTTTTGGGTTTTGCTCATATTTCTTTTCTATTGGAACCTGATTTTCTTGAGCAACATGCTCTAGAAATCCTGTAAAGGTAGAATTTGCTGAGAGGAGCATATCAGCCTGGTCATTGTATGAGCATTTGTCCAGCAGATCAGAGATCCCCTACGTTCAATCGGATTCCGATTGTGGCAAATCTCCACCTTGACAGGATTTCCTTAACGAGCATGTTGCTCAAGAAAATCAGAACCACTAATAGAAAGACGAAATATGGCAAAGCCCACAAAAACCAAAGCCGCACCTCAGCTAACCTCATCTGCATGGACAGTAATGTCCTGCCGTCAGCCAGCTGCTCTTGATGACTACGCGTTAGTCCTCCGCAACTCGGATGGCGAATACTGTAAGCTGTGGGACGCTAGTGCCTTCAAGAGAGGGGCAACGGTCACAGTTGAGACCATCGTTTGGGAGAACGGCTACAGCGACTCCTTCATAGTCGGATAAGCTCCTAGGTTGGGGGTTGGCAACAGCCCCCAGCCTTTTTCTATGTACACAAAAAAACAAAATAAATCAATATATACTATGGAAACACAAGTATCAGTAACATACACCTGGAAAAGAAACACCATAAACTGCCTATTCAACAACGCGCCTGGGAACCTGCTAAAGTTTGCTAGTGTTGAGCAGTTCAGTGATTGGTTCGCAAGAAATGAACAATTCGTCAATATTCACCAAGTAACGCAACTGTAAATCAAAGCAATATATACTATGAATACACAAGTAACATACAACCTAATGTATCACCTCCAAGACGATCCAACCGAAGAAAGATTCGAAGAAGCGTCAACCGTAAAAGAAGCAATCAAGACAAGTCAATATATACTAAACAACTACGACGTGAGTGGATGTGTGTATGTGTCTGATAGCGATGGAAATGAAATCGTTGAAGTAGGATAACGTCAATTAATATATACAATCAATATATACTATGGAAATAATACTAAACATAACAGCATTCTGTCTAGCAGTAGTAGCAGGTATGGTCGTATACATCGGATATGCAATAGCAATTGACTTGTACAAAGAACACAGAAGAACCAAACTAATCAATAAATACCTGCGAATGCGCGAGGATGGGTCTCTTGAGTTTCGTGATGAGTACAAGTAACCAACAAAAAACAATGCATAAATTATCCGACTACATCAACTGGGCACGCAGCCTGAGTATCAAGGAGTTAGACAATGAGTTGACTATCTCCTTCTGCCCATCAATCAAAACCTTCACTTGCCTAGAGCAAGCGCGGGATTATTTAGCTCGTCATTGTTACGATGCACAAAACTTCTTTGCAACTTACCAACAAAAAAACTGATCAATCTATACTCGTACCACACGCGCTCGTCGGGGCGTAGCGCGTGTGGTACGAGCTACATTTCACCTAACAAAAACACACACACATATGTATAACAAAGACTACATCGCAGCACTAATCACTGAAATCCACAACACTGAGCGTTATTCAGTCGAAAACAAAACACTCTGGCGCAGCTTGTACTCGTCAGCTCGTCAACATGCTCGTCACCTGCAACGCGACACAGCCGACACTGTGTTCGAGCGTGATGTTGACGACACAATGGTTCAGATAATCGTTGAGCAATGGCTTGCTGACAACGAATCTGGCTACCAGTCGCACTCAAATCCCAAGGATGATCGCCACGCTGGTGATATGTCCTGTGTGCAAGCTATGGAACATGCAGCCAGACAAGACGCTATCGAAACTATTACCGACCTGTTCAGCAGACCGTTGCGATGCCAGCGTCACCAACGCATAGCAATCCGTGAACGTATTTACGATCAGATTGCTGGCTCATCCCCACGCCTCGCTGAGTTCCTGCGTCACGCTTCCGATCAGTGGCTAGCAGATAACGCAACTGAGCTAGTAGACAGAGCTATCAAGTACACTAGTTGCGACATCACAACTTATTCACGGTTCGGTGAGACGCACGAGCGCAACAACCTAACGTTCATGGAACACGAATCACTAGAATCAGCGGACCAAGAAGCAATACAACGTGAGTATGATCAATCGTTCTACCAATCACCTGCGTGTGACCCAGACGATGCTCGATTCATAGGCACACCACCCAAAACAGATAGTTGGGAAGACAAGATGAAATCAGACTACCAAGATCGCAAACGTGGATCGGGTGGCGTTCTCAGTGGTCTTTACACAGAGTCGCTGCCAGAGCCATCGTATCGCACAGCCGATCAAAAGCGTACGCTTCGCAAAACACTGATCAACAGTGAGCGTGAAGCGGATGCGTTGCTTGGGGTTTATGTGCAAGTCGGCAGCAACGCTGACGCACGTAAACGTCTCATCCAACGTCTCAAACAAAAACATAGCAACTAATATGGAGTACATCCTCTTCTCATTCTTAGCAGCTTTCGGTGTTGTCCTGGTGTTCACACGAATACTGGGGCTTCGCCGAACGCTCAAGATACGCAAACTACTCGACGTAGTCGCAACCTTCGGACTACCTATACTATTTATGGGTACGTTCGCTGGGATGATTACTGCGTTCTTTACAGGACTTTGGATCACACTGATAACCAGTGTGCTCCAGGCATTCGCATGGACACCGAAATGGGCTCGTAACGTATTCTATCATGATGAAGAAACGAGTAATGCAAACAATGCTAGTCGCAATCGTCCCTCTCGCCCTAGACGTAATAAAGTGTGCCCTCACTAGATATACGTACAAGGTTCTAAGAGATGTTGAAAGTCGGAGACGACACTAGCAACAATGCCTCAAACGGGGCAGTGCCCTCGTTCCCAGATGGAGCGAGGGCACACAATTTATACTATGGAACTAGACTTACAAGCAGCACTTGATCAACTTACACCGTTCGAACGTAATATTATATATTTGCGCTTCGGACTCGACAACGGCAACCCCCAGACTCTCGAGGAGGTTGGGACTGAGTACGGTATTACCCGTGAACGTGTACGCCAGGTACAAGATAAAGCTTTACGTAAACTTCGATCACCAGACATGGTACGCATAATCATTAAACAAGACAGCCCCCTCACTAAAAGCAAGGGGGCTGCACACAACAAGAACACGAATAACAATAAACAACACCTAGTGGATGGGTTGTGAGGTTAGTATGTATTCAAAATTGATTCCTGTCAAACACTTTCTCGCTCATATGAGCACAACACAACAACAACAATAACAACCCAATAGTAACATGGCTAATGTAACAATCCGCTACGGTCTCACAAACTCCGTAACCCGTAGCTTCGATGAAGGAGTATCAGTAGGCGACGTGCTGCAAGATCGTTCGATCCGTGCTGCACTATCAGCCCCCGAAGCCGTAGTTGCCGTATCCAACGGTGACACTCTTCGCAACAGTGACCTGATTGAGGATTACGACTCAATCACTCTTGAGCAAC